CCCGCTCTCCAAATTTATTTCGTCGCAAATCCATTGCTGCCCATTTTCATCCGTATAGTTGCCGCCAGAGGTGACAGGGATGCCGGGTAAGCCGTTGGGCGTGGGCAGGGTGAGGAGCTGTTCATGGTAGGGGGAGTAAGTGGCGATTTTGTTTCTCGTTAAAGACACTTGAATAGTGGTGTCTAATGTTGCACCTTTTTCGATTTGCAGACGGAGTGAAAAGTCTACGTCTCTGGTGAGAGTTACTTTCAGATTTTGCACATCAGAGGAAAATTTCCCGATAAAATAGAAGTTGAGTATAGTAGAAGGACTTAGCCCGCTAGTCGTTAGGTAGTAAATACCGCGAGTCAAACGGTACTTATTGTCTTCGTGTAAACTAATGTTAAAAGTTTTGGTAGCTGTACCCGTAATTGAAATACCGTTTTCATGAATAGTGTAAGTTGTTCCCTGTGGAGTCGATTCCACACCGGGTTTAGTGCCCTCTAGCATGTTTGCTCCCGTCACCCTCACAGCCACGCTCCCGCTGTCACCAGCGCTCACGATAGGCACAGGATTATCGGGGCTGGGCGTGCCATCCTGTGTACTCTTTCCGTACACGGTCAGGCCGCACAGTGGTGCAGCAAAAGCGTCATTACAGCTTACGGGGTTGCCTGTCTCACTGCCAACAAGCACATTCTGGCGCTTTTGCAGCGCAGCGGTATCTTCCTTTAGCTTACTAACAGCCTCCTTGTTCTCGGAAATTTGTGTCATAGAATCCTTGATGCTGTTGGCAGTATTGTTGGCATCATCCGCCGACTTTTTAGCCGCCGCCGCGCTATCAGCAGCGCTGTTCGCGGATTTCGCTGCATTTTTCTCACTGGCCGCTGCTGCTGTGACTGATTTTGCCGCAGCATCGGCATAGCCACTTGCGGCATCTTTTGCTGCGTCAGCATCTTGCAGGGCGTTTTCCGAACCCGTTTTTGCTTCAAGTGCTTTTTTTGCTGCGTCCTCTGCTCTCTGCTTGGCAGTTTCAGCCGCCTCTGCACTCTGTGCGGCCTCGCCAGCACTGGTGCTGGCAGCCTCAGCGGCGCTGCCGGCCACGCCAGCAGCTTGTCTAGCGGCACCCACTGCATCAGCGGCTGCCTGAGCAGCATTTTCGGCGCTGCCCTGTGCGGTCTGAGCTGCTTTGGCATTCTTAGCGGCCGCACTGGCGGAGGATGCGGACTCCTCTGCCTTGCCCGCCGCGCTCTCGCTGGATGCTGCCGCGTCCTCGGCGCTCTTCTTGGCGGCCGCTGCACTGTCTGCTGCCGCACGGGCAGACCCAGCAGCACTCTGGGCGGCACTCTCGGCGCTGCCCTGTGCGGTCTGAGCTGCTTTGACGCTCTCGTTGGCCGCGTTGGCAGCTTGTCCAGCGACACCCGCTGCATCAGCGGCTGTCTGAGCAGCATTTTCGGCATTTTCTGCCGCCGCCTCAGCCCGGTCAGCAGAAGCAGCCGCATCTTGGGCGGCTTTATTCGCTGCCTCGCGGTCGTCCTGCACCTCATCCACAAACTGCTGCCACTTGTCCGGGGTAGGGTCAACCGCCTCCATGCCGTTTACAGGCCCATGCTCTTTTGTAAAAAAGTGAATGTTGCAGCTGATGATCTGCAACCAGTCGCGGCAGCCGCGCAGCACGATAACGCCCTGTCCGGCACCGTTGCAGGTTGCCTCGTGCGGCACATTTACCGCCCCGTCCATGCCTACAAGCACATCGGTGGCAGTACCATTCGGTGCGGTAAAAGTAGCTGTCACCGCCAGCCCGGCCCAGATATCATCAAACTTTAGCTGCAAATCCTCTACGCCGTAGCTGTCCACCGTGCCTAGTTGCAGTTGGCTGGGCATGGCCGTGTATCCGCGTATCGATACTGTGTGTGTCATGCGTCCTCCATCTTAGCCCTTACGGCCTCACGCCATTTCTCCGGCACTTTGTCCAGCGTAATCAGCCCGCGCTTGATGCAGCAGATATAAAACTGTACCATATCATTCACCTCCGGCCAGCATCTGGGCCAGCTCCAAAATGGCCGCCGCGTTGGCGTCCACCTGTTCCTGCAGCGTGGGTTTTTCCCTCTCGGCCAGCTCCTCTGCCGTGTAAGCGTGGTAGAATTGGCAGCCCTCGTACACGTCATGGGCAGGAATGATGCGCATAAGCCCCTGCGGGTTATCCTCGGTGACAGTGCCCTGCATCACTTCCCGGCTCTCCGGCACATGCTCGGCAACCCTCCTGGCGGTGTAGAGATAACCCGCTGACAGGTCGGGAGAGGTCAGTTCCTCGTTGGTGATTTCATCGTAGATTTTCATATCGCATCTCCTTACGACCAACTTTTACCAGGTAGCGGATAAAAAATTTTTTCCAAAAAAACTGTCGTGTCGCTGTTGATGTTGTAGCTTGCCAAAGTATCCCCAGCGGAATATGTGGAGCCGCTAGAATCCTTTGCGTCTTGTAAGATATATACATACACATCAGCACTAACCGTTTGTACTTTAAAAAGATTATTGACAGTCCAAGTTTTGGGATCAGTAAAATACGGGCCACTACTTAAATATAGATTTTCTGCTTTAACGGTCTTGTCTTTATAGGCTCGTACGCTGGCAATTGGCATGGCTTCATGCTTGTGCCCTCGCACAAAAATGCTTGCAAATTCTTTTATTCCACCGCCGCCCGGAATCCTCGGTGCTACACCCATCAGCAGCACCCCCGCGCAGCACATGCCGCAGATTTCTTGCAATGTTTCATGCTAAACCTCCATCAGCTTTGAATGACCCACCGCGCCCGGATTTCGGCGGTGGGCTTTTCTTTTACCTTAACCAGCACCGAATTGTACGCCGTGACCGTCACGCCGTCGTTGATGATGTCCTGCACTTCATCCAGCACATCATCGGTAGCGGGCACCCCGGTCTTGTCGTAGCCGATGCCGGACAAAAACACGCTGGCAGCCGTCACTACCGGCGCATGGCTGTTCGCGCAGGTCAGCGTAGCCGTCTGCTGGTACAGTAGGTCTTTGGCCTGGTCGGCGCTGCTGCAAGCCGTCCACCCGTTCAGCGTAAGCCTGGCGTAGTAGACGTTGGAGACCTTGTCGATCGCCTTAAAAATATCGGTCTGTCGTCCCTGTGGGTCGTAGGTCGATCTCATCATCGTAGCCGTTCCCGCATGCAGCTGATCTAGCTCAGTTTTAATTTGGGTAAGAAAAGCAGCAAATTGTTCTTGCATTACCTTGGTATCAACGCTTACCCAGTCAGTTACAAGCCCGCATACTGTGCTGTCAAGTCGTTCATCGGTAATATTGGCCGACGTGATTTTGCTTGCTGCCGCAGGAATTGCAATCTGTGCAAGAGAAATCTGCCTCAACAGACTATTGTTTGTCAGTGCCGGTGCAACAGGTGTAGAAGCCGCCGTACCTTTCAGCACTTCAATGCGCGGTTTTGCTGCATAGTCTACTGTGTCCCAACTCACAACAACACGGTCAATACGCGGCGATACAGCATTCGCCAGCGGGATTGTCAGCTGTAACTCGCTGCCGGTCTGTTCTTTGGTATCATTCCAAAAAACCGTACCGTCTGCTTTGTCGTTCGCAAGCCAACCAACACCATCCGATACCCTTACCGTCATATTGCCGTTTGCAGTAACACTTAAATTGCCCTCCGCACCAAAAACGCCGCTTGTACGCCCGTGCAGCCACTTCATGACATTTTGTGCCCCGATGTATTCGTCAACATTATTCGGGAAATTTTTAATTTCTGCCACTGTCTCACCTCAACACTGTTAAAATCGGGTCGCCAATAACCAGCTTAACGCTTGACCCGTTTGCATCCTGTGAATACTTTGCCGCCGTTATTCTTGCCTTGTACTTTACACCCAGCCGCAAAGAAACGCACCAAACCAAATCTCCGACATTATATGCCGTGCCCAGTTCATCGCCGTCCGCGTCAATGTCAAATCCGTTTCGGTTCAAATGGCTACCTAGCTGCAACGCTGCATACTGCTTAACGCGCGTCTGAAACGCAGCGTTTGTCTCGCCATCCTGCTGTGCGTCTCCGCTGAACCTCGCCCATAGTTCGCGCCGTTCCGCATCGCTGGCCGTGCCAGCCTGCACCACAAACTTTGTACCGTCTTTGTACTGCGCTTCACAGTAGCACACATTTTTGTATTCAGAAATATCCTTGTCAACTACCAGCCCGGGCGCCGTTCCGCGTTCCTGCACAAAAAGGACCGCGTTTAATCCCTCTGTACGGTCAACGCCCTTATACAATTCAAACGTTTCCGTTTTGGATCTGTAGTCCAAAACCATCCGGTTCCCAATCTCGGCATCTGTCAAAATCGGCTGTATGCAGTTTAACAGTTCATCCCCGTACACCTCTGTTGCTTTCACGGTTTCTGTCAAGCCTTTTTTCTTCGCCAGCAGTACAGGCAGCCCGCGCAGGTTGGCAGTAATAACGCTGTATACATCTGTTTCCACGTTGGCAATGCTGGCAGTTGCCGCAATAACACGCCGGTTCAGTTTGTTGTTCAGGCTGTACCCGTTCAACGTAATTTCGCTGTTGTCGCAATCAAACTGTATTTCTTCCACCGTATACGCAAGTCTTCGCTCTACAATGTACAAAACAGCATCCAGCTCCACCATACCGATGTTGTACTCATCCATTGGCAAAACTACCGTAAATTTTCCAACATCGTTATAGTAGTCGCTGAATTCGCTGCTGATCGCGTGCGTGATTTCGTGTCGGTTGCTAAGGTCATGGGAGAACAGCTCTAATCTCATATTACCGTTACACCCGCACTTTCTTCCGCAAACGAAACACTCATCTCAACGTTTTCAAGCCCACTGTCCGCAGTAGGTTTCCACGCATTATCGCCCGTATGGATTCTGTACAGTGTACTTTCAAGCGTAAGTGCACCCCGGCAGTCACCGTCCTTAGAGCTTGTGACCGTTGTTTTCCCGTGCGATGTCTTGATAATGACACGCTCATCTTCCACAAGCGTTTTTTCCAGCCGCAGCACTTCACCTGTCAGCATGTTTTCAATGCCTACGTTTGTTGCCGTCTCTCCAACGCAATTGATTTCCAGAATAAACGGAACATCAAACTGCCCGAAATTCTGCAAAACAATGTATTTCAGCACAATGACTTTGCCGAAATAATACGTTTTGCTGATATTCCATGGGAATTTAAAACCTTTTTGCACGCCGCGCAGCTGCATTGCCTTTCGTTCGCCACTTTCCCAATACGGGTAGGGGGCAAGCAAGCCAAGCTGAAACGGCGCACCGTGTTTTGATGCGCCAATGGTAGGCGATGCCGTTACAATAACATCTATATGCCAGTCTCCGGCATATAACACTCCGGTCAAGTCAGGCCGTACAACGGTCATAAGCGCGTCTTTCAACGCTTGCGCGTCATTGCCTATGACTCTGCCATTGATGGTAATAGGCCGCGTCTGAATGGCCTTAGATTGCACCGTAGCGCCTACTTGACCGATGCCCTGCGCCGTGTTGGCAGTGACAGAAATTGTATCAATGCCATCCGGCTTGCTGATAAGATAACCATGCCCATAGTCAAACACGATAGACTGCCCCAGCGAGTTGACGTATTTAAAAGTCTTGCTTAAAAAACTCATATCGCCCACCTCGCCCGCTGGAAATACGCTGCTGTACTTGCTGCCAATTCAACCGGCGTCTGCTTTGCCGCGTAAATATTTTGCGTCAGGTTAAAGCCGTTGCTGCTGCCCTTACCGCGTCTGTAGTTGTCCGCTTCATCGGCTGTCAGCACCATCTCACCGCGATGCAGATTTGCAACGTAGTTGTTATAGGGGACATAATCCATGCCGCCTGCGTGGCTGCCGTCAGACCCCGTGTTGTTTTTTACATCACTTGCATTGATGACAAAAATGCTCTTGATGCCATCCCACAAGCCCTGCACGAAGCTGACAAGACCACCCCAAACAGCCGCAATGCCACCCTTGATGCCCTCTACAACGTTTTGACCGACCGTAGAGAAAAAGTCAAACACCCCTTCAAAGATGCCTTGAATCGACTCCCACGCGCTCTGAAAGTCACCAGACAACACGGCGTCAATCGTAGAGAACACGCCGGTAATCAAATTAAACACAGTCTGGAAAAAGCTTACCGCAACATTCCAGATGCTTTGAATAATGATCCACGCACCCTGAAAGAATCCGCTGATAATCGGTGCAAACGGCGCAAAGATAACCACAATTGCCTGAAAGATAGCCTGGAAGAATGCACTTGCCCATGCCCATACAGTCTGTACAAGGTTCCATGCAGCGCTGAACGCTTCACCGATGCTCTGTATGACTGGTGTCAAATCTGTAATGACCTGCGTAACGACCTGCCCAATAACCTGCATAGCCGCTTCAACATAAGGCTGCACAAATGCCACGACTTCCTGAATTTTGGCAGAAATCGCATCCCATGCTGCATTGGCATTGTTTTTAAAACTATCAATAATGTTAGCAATATTTTCTATTGCCGTTTTTACAATATTGAAAATATCCAACAAAAAAGAGAAGTCAGAACTTTCAATTGCGCTTGTCAGCCCGGAAATAATTGCATCGCCAAAAAAAGAAAACACATCAGCAACAATGGGCTGCAATTCGCTTGCTACGCTGCTTAACCCGCCGAAAAGTGTCTGCAAGCCCTCTTCAATAGTCGGTTCAAGCTCCATAATCACACCGCTCACATAAGGCGCAAGCTGTGTGACCAGTTCGCTCAAACCATCAATCAAAGTAGGCACAATTTCTTTGATGCGCGGTATAATGTTGTTTCCGGCAGTAATAACACTGTCAACAAGGTTGTCCACCAAAGTTTGAAAGTCTTGTTCCGGGTCTGCAATTCCAGTCAAAAGATTTTCCCAAGCGCTCTTCATCGACGCTGTACTTCCTTGAATTGTAGTTGCAGCTTCCTTGCTAGTTGTTCCCATGATGCCCATGTTGGCCTGCACGACATGAATCGCTTGTACAATGTTCGCATAGGACATACTGTTGGAATCGACCGTAACACCAAGCTCTTTCTGCGTGTCCGTCATGGCAGCAGCTTCTTTGATAAGCCGCTTCATCTCAGCCTGCGTACCGCCGTAGCCGATCTTAAGATTGTCGAGCATAGTATAGTTTTGCTTCGCAAATCCGTTATATGCATCCTGTATGGACTGCATATTGGTGCCCATCTTGTTCGCGTTATCGGACATATCCGAAATCGCAGTATTTGCCATTTCGGCGGCTTTTTCTGTGTCACCGCCCAAACTTGAAACCAGAGAAGCAGCAAACGATGTTGATGTTTCCATGTAATCATTTGCTGAAAGACCCACATTCTTGTATGCGTCTTTTGCGTAGTTCTCTATGATTCCCGCACTATCTTTGTACAGCGTTTCCACGCCACCTACAAGCTGTTCGTAGTCTGCATAGCTGTCCAACGATGCCTTGCCGATTGACACGGCCATGTTTGCAGCTGTTTTTCCGATTTCCGTAATGCCGTTGGCTACGGTCCGCAAGCCGTCTGAGACAACATTTCCAAGCAGCGTACCGCTAAACACGTCCATCAAAGACGATGCGCCGCCTTTTGCCTTTTCAACGCCTTTTTCATAGTCGTCTGTGTTCAGACTTAATTTGGCATAAAGGTCAAATACGTCCACTTACTCGCTCACCTCCTGCCGTTCTTTTGTTTTCAACCCATGCCGCGCCGCAAAGTCTTTGAAATCTTCTTGCACCTGTTCCGGTGTCCGCGTATCCACTTTGGGCGGGTGGATAATGTCAATATATCTCGCTGGCCTGTCCTTTACGCCTGTCACAGCTACCACAAGGCTCCACGCACTGTCTGTCATGTACACCTTGTACAGCTGTTCTTCAAAATCGGTTTTTAAAGCGTAAGGCAGCGCCGACACAAGCGCCTTTGCGCTCAGTTTCGGCATTTTCAGCAGTACGGGGATTACTTGTTCTGCCCGCCAGCAAGACACAATTTGAAAAAATCGACAAAATCCTTATCGTGCAGCAAATCATAAACCTGCTTGCAGGTGACAAGAAAATTCTGCTTGCCGATTTCCTCTGCCGTCAGCCCATTAAAGGGGGAAAGAATCTCGTAAACGTCGGTACGGTGCTGCTTAATTGCAATGTTGAGCAGTTTTACGATTTTCGCAAGGCCGAAGCGCTGCATTGCAATAACAGTCGTGTCGCCTTTCGGCATGGTTTTCTGTACTTCAGCAACAAGGTTTTCATCCTCGATCAGATTCGTGATGGGCGGTGCAATTCGCAGCGCAACCTCACCAGCTTCGTCAGTGCTTAACTGAGAAAACAGCTTCATCATGCCTCATCCTCTCCCGCCTTGATATACACCTCACACGGCACAGTGTCCTGCGCGGTAATGGAGTAGTGCGCCGTGTATTCAAAGCTCATCTGACCTTTTTCCTTGTCGCCGGTCTGCAAGCTGAAACCGCCGGTGGACAGCGTATTCAGCATGTGAATGGCGCAGAAACCGCCATTCGTAGTGCCGTGCTTGTCGGAATAATCGCACAGCAGCCACAAATCGGTAAAGTCGCTGTCTTTCAGGTCGTTGCGCGGCGTGATTTTGGACACCTTGGAAGTAGTCGTAATATCCGCAGCGCCAAGCATGCTCTTGGCATTTTCTGCCGATGCCGAAACATAAGTGCCGCTGCACTTGACTTCCCAAGATTCGATCTGCTTCAGCTCTTTCATGTTCTTGGGGCAGTTGTCGATGTCCTCGCCGAAGTCTGTAAAGCTCGGCACAGCCGTAAAGTTGATGCCGCCAGTCGTAGCGCCCAGCAGTGCACTTTCTTCCGGCGCAGTACCGGCAGCCGGGTCAAACGTAGTTGCAAGATAGCCCGCGTTCAAGACCAGTTCCTTAAACGCAGATTCAGGAATACGAGTAAATTTCATGCTTTCACCTCAATTTAGGCATAAAAATTCGGCGGTAACATTGATGTACCGCCGTTTTAGGTTTTTGTCTGTGTCATCTGCCAGCGATTGGCAGAACGGGGAGCCGCGTTTTAACCAAATCAAGCCGCCATCTACCGGCAGCGTCACGCCGCCAATGCCCAGCGCCTCCGAAAGCTCAAGCGCCTTTGCATTGGGCACCGCTTCGCTCGTGGTATGGAACCACATGTTGACCGTCAGCGATACCGCCCCGCCGCCCCATGCGTCAAACACAGCATCATAGGTCAGGTAGGGGAGTACAGCGTCATCCGGCACGGCGTTGCTGGCGTATGCGGTCATAAACCGACCAAAAAACTGCTGTAATGCAGCGCCCTTTGTCATGTCGGCAATCCCTCCCGCAATCGTTCAGCCGTAAAACTCTTTAGGTTTTGCAACATCGGGGAAGCGCTTGCCGGGGCTTGCTTTTCTTCCGGGCGGCTCGTGACCCGGAAATATGCCCCGGTCGTCACGTCCTTGTACACGCTGCCGTACTCGATGGGCACATCTTTCCGCACAATGCCGGTATACACGCTGGTCACACCCTGCGCTTCGGCCTGCCGTGCTTCAAGGCTGCTGTCCAATGCAACGTAATTCGCAAACTCTGCGCCCTCGCTCCACTCGGTAGCATAGCCGCCCTCGCCGTCAGGCTTTGTCAGCTTGTCCATAATGATGCAGCTGTGCGAAAAATCATCTAAAAGGCTCATAGCTTTCTCCATTTGTTCAGCCGAGAAGCAAACACCACCTGCCAGCCCGTCACAGAGCTGCCGGAATTGCCGTTCGCGCTCGATTTTGTGTAACTATACCCTGCAAAACTCTCACTTTGAAACGGGCTGTTTACGGAGCTTTCGTACTTGTCGCGCCATGCTTCCACGTCCTCAACCAGAGAAATAAAGGCAGCGGGCACAGCAAGCGCCCACACAACACCGTCAAATGTTTCATCGGTCAAGCCGCCAGCACCGTACTGGTACACGCCATCGTTGAAAACGCTGCCGACAATGCGGAAATACTGCCCGAGAACAAGAAAAGGCAGCGAAACGCTACCATCCTTGATTGTAAATGTGCCAAGGTGAACGCCATTCGGCGCAACAAACCAGTTCCGGCACTCACGCATCAATTCTTCAAGCATTTCGCTGCCTCCTTATTACTTTTTGAACTTTGCCAGCACGACTTTGGCTTCGTTGGTCAGCGCCGCAACGTAGAACTCGTCAGCAGTGATCTCGGTGGAGCGGTTACGCGGCTTGCGCTCGGTCTCCACGTTGATATTGCGCTTGCGGTAGATGGTCAGGGCCGGCACATCGTCCTCAGTCTCGCTGTCCTCGTTCAGCTTGACGATGGGGCAAGCATAGTAGGCGGTAGCAGCAGCTTTGACCTTGTCACCGACAACCAGTGCAACAGCGCAATGCGGCTGGATGGTCGCCAAATGCTTTTTGGTAGCGGTTTCGGCGGTAGTATCAGCGACAATCTCAATGGTGCCGGTGCTGTTGTCCTTCTCGTACTCGATAGAAGGAACCTTGCGGCTTGCCACAACGCGGGTGTTGGCAATCTTGCCGATTTCGCCGGTGACAGCAACGCCGGCCTGATACTTGTCAGCGCTGATAAAGTCCGCATCCTTGCGCAGGGTAGCCATCTGCTTGGGGTTGATGAACATGACCTTGTCGCTGTTGATCTCCTCGTTGAACACGTCGATAGCGTCCACAACGCCGCTGTATTTGATAGCGGCGGCAGTGCCGTCATACACCAGCGTAGCGCCCTGCAGGGCTTCCATGCAGTCATTGTCGATTTTAGCAGCGATAGACAGCGCCAGCTGCGCATTGGCTTCGCCAACAGGGTTGCCGTAGCCGGACAGCACAGCTTCATCGGTCAGGCCAACGCCCTTCATAGCCTTCTTGATTTTGTACTTCTTGTCCTTCGTGCTCATCTTGTCGATGTCAACGTCAACGCCCTCTGCAACGTCCTCAGCATCGCCGATGTAGCCGTAAGACGGCACAGTAATGGTATCGCCGGGCACGCCAGCAAGGGTGTCATCCACCTTTGCAAAAGGTGCCACGCGGATTTTGTCAGGAATCTTTGCCGAAATCATATCGGCCATAACTTCCGGGTCAATCAGGTCTGCGAGTTTGGTCAAAATAGTATCTGCCATGTGTTAATCTCCTTTGTTGTTTGCAAGCTCGGAATACTGCTCCGGGCTTTCCTTCTTAAGTTTCAGTCGTTCGGCATAACCCATCTTTTTAAAGGCTTCTGCCGTGATGGAACCATTGCCGCCGTTTTCGGCAGGCGGGTTCGGTGTGTTTGCGCCCTGCGTGCTGGTGGTAACGATGTAGTCGCTGTAAGATTCTTTCAGGCTGGTTTCCAGCTTGTCAGAATCTTTGATAGCGCCTTTTTCGTCCAGTTCCAGCTTGTCCAGCAAGCCATCGCCTTTGCACAGCCGAGCAACAGACTGCAAACGTTTGTCGGCAATGCCGACTTTTTTCAGGGCGGTCTCCAGTGCCTTTTCTTTGGCAGCAGTAGTCTTTTCGGCGGCCACGCTTGTTTTGTAATTCTCAAAAGCCTTGCGCTCGGATTCATACTTTTCTTTGTAACCGTCGTCGCCCTTGCCTTTCAGGTCGTCCAGTTCCTTTTGAACGCCGGGAAGTTTTTCCGCATCGGCTTTATAGCGGTCAACGTCCGCTTTCAAACCGTTTACGGTGTCAGTGTGGGCTTCAATAATGGTATCCTGCTGCTCTTCGGTCAGCCCCATACCTTTCAGCAGCTTGCGAGTAATAGCCAATGTTTTCGCTCCTTTTCTTCGGTGTCAGTTCTTCGACATTCGCGTTTTATTCAAAACGGCAGTTCTTCGCCGTTTTTGCGTATAAAAATAGCACCTGCCGCAAGTGCGGTAGATGCTAATAAAAAGAGCCGAGAGGCTTATTTGCCTTTCAGCTCTGCTTCGATGATTCTTTTGTACTGTTCGCCGTGCTCGGCAACGGCAGGCTTGATAAAAGGCTTTGCCCGTTGGCCGTGCGTCAAATGCCAATTGCCTTTTGCATCTTGGTACACCCACGGCGTTTGTCTGCCACCCGGATAGTAAATGCCAGTACCGCACTCAACATACACGCCGTATTCGCTGTTTGTGCCCACGTAGGCAGCCCGTTCGCCGTTGTCTGCTACTGTATGAGTAATGCTGTTGCGTAGGTTGCCTGTGTCCACGGGGCATAGCTTTTTAGCGTACCCCTCTGCCACAAGCCCGCATTTTTCCAGCCCGCGTGCAAGGGCAGCTTCAAGGGCTGAAAGCACCTCGTCGCTGTGGTCGTCAAAGATGATTTTCATTTTTTAATCTTTCCAGCGTTCCGCGCAGCTCCTTCTTTCCAGCTTTCCCACTGCGCATAGGTCATATCTGATACAAGTATGCTCTTTCCCGTTTCCGGGTCGCGTGCACGGCGCAGCGGGTTCGGGGGTTTTGGCACATCGTCAAGCGCTGCAATTAGAGTACATCGGCAGTTATACACCAGATAGCCTGGTGCACTTGCATCGCCGGGAAACATAATCTCATAGCCGTCCACTTTGAACGGCTTGTCATTGTCAACTGTCTGACCGTCCAGCATCGCGTGCGCGTGTCTGGTGCGGTTGTCCAGCGTTGCAAGCCATTGTTTCCGCACGTGTATGCCCATCTTCTCGGCTGCTGTGTATGCGTCAATTCTTCCGGCGTTCTGCGCCCCTGTGACCGCCGTTCGCGCCGTTCTCACAGCGCTTGTGCGGTTCATATCGCGGATGCTTTTTTGCAAGTCATCTGCCAGCCGGTAAATGCTCTTTCCCTGCAAGATGCCGCTTGTCACGTTGGCAGTAATCTGCTGTTTGCCATACGCAAGATCTATACCGCGCTTCAACGCCCTATCTTTTGGGTAATAGGGCATCAAATCCGGCTGTTCCATCGCCAGCCGCTTGACTGTCCGCTCATCAAACAGAGTAAAGTCCGCGCTGCTGCTGACTTGCTCAATGGTATACGCACTATAATTGCGGTTGAGCGTATAAATGCCAGGTGTGGCATCGTTTATATATGCTATTGCAACCTCGTTGGCGTTTGTATACCGCTCGGCCACTTTGTCGCGGAGTGCTATAAAGCGATTTCCGCGTCCAATCTGTGCAAGCAGCCATTGCTTGTATTGCTGCTCTGAAACCGTTCCGTTTTTGACCTTTTCCAGCATATCAGCATCTCGCTTTTCGAATTGCTTGAAATACGCTGTAATTGTTTCGCTCAACTCATCGGCAGCTTGCTTGTATATCTTGGCGATGCGCTGTTCCAGCTTGGCAAGCTGCTTGTCTGTCATTCTGTGCGCATAATCAGCTCTCGGCATCGCCGGTCAGCTCCTCTTGCGTGGTCATGCTGCGGTCGATTTCTTCCGCTGCCTTTCGCCGCATCAAATCCTCGTACTGGTCTGCATCGCCGTTAATGGTCAGGAGTTTTCTAGTTGTGTACTCAGCGTCGTAGTATTCTGCGCCGAGCAGCACGGTCTGCGCTTCTTCCTGCTTGTTGATAATCTGGTTGCGCGTGTAAGTTGGTTCATCATCAAGCCCAGCAATTTCCAAAATGCCCTTGATGCAACGCGAGACCCAGCTCTCAAATTTGTCTGTTTTCAAATCCAGCGGCACATAGCTTGCCTTGATGGCCGTTGCCGTCTGGTTTCCTGCGCTCACAGCAGATGCGTCAAATGCCTGAAAATCCGTGTACAGCTTTTTGGTCAGCATATCAATGGTCGCTTGCGTGCCCTGGAACGGTGCTTCAATGCTCTGTGGCGTGGCCTTCGCGCCCTCGTCGCCATCTGCATGGGCAACGTGGGTGGTTTTAAGTCGCTCCACAAACTTTGCATCGTCAATTTCATCCATACCGCCGCAGTTTGTAAGCACCCAATAGATCAGGTTGCCCTCATCCACATTGTTTACCATGTTGCTGCTGGCAAGGTCGAGCGCGTCAACGGTGTTTTTCCTGCCGCAAAGTTCGCTTCTTGCTTGTTCGCCGTTCTTCAGCGGGATAATGGGAAATCCGGGATAATTCTCGCCGTCATAAATTTCCGCGCCGTCAATTTCCGAGTATCGAACTTTCAACTTGTACGGCAATTTCCCGTTTAAACTGCGCACTTCACCGTTGCGCGGCTTGATGTAGTTAGTGTAACCGTCCATCTCGTACAGAGTTGCCCGCAGCGGCTTGTCCGGGTCAATCTGCCAGAACCGGATTCCAGCTTTTAGTGCGCCATCTTCTTCATCATATAACGGCACAAACTGCTCCGGCGCGAACACCTGAATATGGTCAAGATTCCAGAATACAAAAGACTGCCCACCAATCAACGCATGGCGGGCAGCATCCATAATATTTTCATCAAACGTAGCGCCAAGCGCCTTTTTTGTGGCCTCACTGTTAAACGCAACGCCGTTGCCCAACAGGTAAGAAACTTCCTGGTCTACAACAAATCCGAAAAACTTGCTGGCAATCTTGTGGTTTGCTGTGTACATATCGGGATGTGCTTTTCCTTCAAGGTCGTACACCATTTTTTCATAGCGGTTGATTGTGGGATTTTCGCCCCAATAGTACAGCTTTGCGTCCAGTATGTCCCGCGTCTTTTTCTGGCCTTTAAAATCGTTAATGGTGTCAAACACAAACCCCATGCGGGAACGTTCATCTTCACCGACCGCCACAAAGTCTTGATATGTTCTGATTTTCCCTCACCGCCTATCTGTAAATGCTTTGATACTTCATTGCCGTATTGTCTCCGGCTTTATTTGCTGTGCTTTCCATCGCATAACGCACAGCGTCGATGTGGTGGTTGTTCAAATCTGGGTAGCCTTCCAGCACTTCCCCCGTTTTCGCGTCTCGCTCGTACTCGTACTCGCTGAATTCCTTTGCTGTGTCCGGGCAACGTTCTGGGTCAATGACAATCGCTTCCAGCATTTGCAGCCACTTTGTGCCGTATCGAACCGATTTCGGCCCTTTTCGTGCAGGGAATGTTTTCACGCCGTACTTGTTATAGTCCGCAATGGATTTTGGCTCGGCACTATCCGCGCAGATTTTGTCCTCGCGCGTAAGCCCTCTGTCCAGCAGCAGTTGCGCAGTGTCCCTATTGCTGGTTCTGCGCCGTGTCAGCTCATCAAAGATGTACAGCGTTCGACGTGCCGCGTCATAGTGCATAGCATTGTATGCCCACGGGTCAGGGTACCAGCCCCAGTCCACGCCGCGCTTGATGCGGTCAAAGCTGGCAATCTGTTCATCGGTGATTTTCTCAATCCGCAGATTCTCAAATACTGCCGTGCCGCTGCCGACAACCTCGCCCAAATACTCGTGTCGGTAGGCCGTTTCGTTTGTGCGCTCCAAGTATTCAGCATCGGCCATGAACCGCTCTCCGAGCCATTCCGTAGGCGTTGTCTTGTAGGTGGAATGATGTACCAGCTTGCCTTCGCGAGCTTTCAGCGCGTACCCGTTTGCCCAATTCCGCGCCATTGCTGGCGGGTTGAAGCTCTTGAACGTGATGAACCAGTCCCCGCCGCGCAAGCAGGACTGCTCCACATTTCGGATTTGCTCTTCACCGTCAAACTGGTCAAGCTCTTCAAACCAGCAGATGCCGATATAACCAAACGGCACTTTTATTGACTTTACCTTTCCGGGGTCATCAACGCCGAAAAAAAGCACCTTTTGCCCAGTTGGCAAATAGGTGCATTCCATCGGGCTGACCGTGCATCGGAAATGGTCGTGCAAGCCCAACTCATTTATTGCCCAGACGATTTGCGCATAAACGCTTGTGCGCAGTGTGTTGCCGACCTTGCGGAAAACTGCCGCGTGGCATTGCGGATGCTTGATAAGCTGCAAAATCAGCTCTATGCTGATATAGCTGGATTTGGTACTGCCGCGCCCGCCCTTTGCAAGCAGTTCTTTCACATTGCCCGCCTTGATTTCACGGTGGACTTTGGCGAAGCAAGGGGAAACAACGCCAGATAACTTACAAGTCATCTATGATTAGCACCTCGCTATCCTGCTGTTGTTCCGGCTTATCCTGCCATCCAAAATTTGCCCGCAAACTGAACTGTGCGCCGCCGGAGCCGTCTTTGTCGTATAATCTTTCTTCGGCGTACTGTTCGCACTGAGCCTTTGCACGCGTAATCGTGTCATTGAACTCTGGTTTGTTTTGATAATTCAAAAGCGCCTGCCTTGATGCAAAACCAAGTGCAAGCGCCAATCCTGTCACAGTAGGCGGCTTTTTATCGTCATAGATGATATAGCCGTTTTTATTTCGCATCGGTTCGCCGTTATCGTCTAAAAACGGCTTTCCTTTACAGGCTTCAAAGTAGGCATCAATCTTTTCTTGCATTGCCTTTACGCTTCTGTATTTAGGTGGTGCGCCCACCGGATTTTTTCTTGATGCCACTTTATCACCTCGCTTTACAACACAAAAAGCCCACACAATTTGTGTAGGCTTATATCCCCCAAAGCCCCTTTGCGCCGGAGGAAAAGCGCGTTCCCGCCCTGTCGGTTTATGCTGTGCCGACCTCACCCGTTGCGGTGAGAAAATCCGCAACGCTTTTTTGATTCCCTGTATTTGTACCCCGACCGGGCTTGCGGCATATAAAAGGCGCGGCAGTTGCGCGTGTTGCACGGTGTGCAAGTTATAAGCAAGTTAATTTTTAACGTATTACCGCGATATATTTTGAAGCTTGCCACAAACTTACACGCTTTTGCAAGTTGCGTGTAACATAGGCTTTCCGCGACTGTTGGAGCCGCACATAGGTCTCACACCATTTCTACGCGGTCGCTTCTAAGCGTAGCGCCCTTATCTTGCGATTGGCTATGCGGCTTATAAAATGCCCGTCTTTCCGGGCTGCCAGCTATGAGAATAGGGGAATTGAAACAATAAAGAAAAGAGGTTTTAGCTATGCCGTAGGCTGTCCCGTTCCTACATCATCCAGCATATCTATAATAGCAGATTAAAAGTGAACTGGAGTGCACAGATTTTCAATTGCAGCGCGGTGTAATTTTTTTGCCCATCGCTCGGAAATATTTAGATTTATAGCAATTTTCCACCAATACGGTGTGCCGACAATATACCGTTCCCGCAAAACGTCCCGTTGCATTTGGTCTTGCACAGAGTTTATTGCGGTTTCAATTTCTTCCCTTTGCATCTCGGTGTCAATAATCTGCTTGTATAGAGCTTCTTGGCGCTCCATGATTCTGCAAACGGCATCCTCGATTTTATTTTTACCGCCAGCAGACACCACAACGGGGGATAATGCTTTAGTTGTCGCTGCTGCTCGTTCACGTTCGCTCTGTATCTGCTGGCGCAGCTGTCGTTCACAATTCCTGCTGCGTTGGTATCTCCACAGCCACGTTTTCTTTTGGTTGAATTCTTCTCGAGTCATTGTTTCTCCTTTCTTCCAGTTTCATGCAACGCGGCAGCGTGCAAATATCGCCATTCTTCCACTCGCATGTCGCGCAAAGATGTTTGCGGGCGTATTCATCAACTAGTTGCTGTTTTGTCATGGGGTCACCTCCGGGGGTTCGGGGAGCGGCATCCATGCGACTACTGGCTCTTTTTCTTCAAAGCGCATTTCACCATATGTTTCACAAAACGTGCTTTCTTCCCAGCTACCATCATCATCAAGACTTCCCATACAAATTGCGTATCCGAAGATTGTTTTTACAGCGACAATAACCTTAACATGGTTAGTTGGCAGTCTGTCTTTAACGCTTATCCAGTCAGTCATCTGCGTTCACCATCCTTGCGCCGCAGCACGGGCAATACTTGTAATTATTTTCTTCCGGCGTACCATCATTTAGAATAAATCTATCCTTGCAAGCAGAACAGAACCAGATAATAGAATCGCCGTAGTAATCGTCCTCGTTTTCCCATTTTGCCGTAGGCCGCAGTGATTCCGGGTCAACAGTTGGAACGGCTGCCTTTTTGACAGTGCGCACAGCTTGCAACGCGTCAAGCAGAACAACTTCCCTTTGCTCTTTCCGTGTAAGTGCCGAAGAAGGCAAGCATCCGATGCGGCACGCTTCCCGAATCGCGTTCAAGGCATCACCGCGCCGAATCAAATCGTTGTCATCGCCGTAGCAGACTCGCACGACATTTTTTAGCGCATTTTCAAATTCGGTGTCATTCATCCCGGCATCCCTCCATTCGTGCACCGCAGAACATACAATACTTCATACGGCTTGCGCTTGTTCTCCACTCTGTTTGGTGGCAGGCGGAACATTCGTACTCGTTTTCTCCACAAACATATCCTCGTTTTATCCAATGCGCCGTAGGTCGCAGGGACTCGGGGTCGATGGTTGGCGCGGCGTCAATAGCTTCAAGCACTTTTCTACAACCCTCGCCGTAGAAATAAGCAGCTGTTTTGCCTGATCGAATCCCTTTGTTGATTTGGCACGTTGCATCGAATACTTCAAATTTTTCAGCATCAATCAGTCGCATGGTTATCCCTCACTTTCTCAAAATAGAATTTAATCGCTTTCGGATTTTCCAGCACATTGCCGTAAACGACGCCGACCTTGTAAATGTAGTTCTCTTGCAGCTTTCGCGGGATCTCTGCAATGTACTGTCTGAATGTTTCAAGGTCGTGGGCGCGTTTGTAGTGATTGCACATGCGGCAGGACGGCATAAGGTTTTCAATGTCATCTGTGCCGGAACCCCCTGGGTTCCATGCCCTCTGCGGCTTGAAGTGGTCTACCTGCATATCATTGTAGGCAATGTGGCGGCCACAGTAAGCGCAATGACCGTCAAATTTCTTGTACACCGCAACGCGGGTCTTTTTACTGATTGCCATTTATTCATCCTCGCTGTACTTATAGTCGTATTGATACATCCTCTACATATGCCATGCCCTTGCGCAGATTGAGCGATTTTGGGTTGAGAATACAAGCCGGGGCAACAGCGCCGCAGTTGCACGCACCGTAGTTGTACAGCAGACCACCCGCGTTCACAGTGCGAACGATGCTCGATCCCCCCGCGTCGGAATCCTTATCACCACAGCCCCAAGGCGTGGCAGTCCAAATCAATCTGTCGTAGTGCGGGATGTAGTCACGATACTTGCGGTACTCATCGCAGGTGAGGATGAAAACGAGGTCTGCCACAGCACCATAGGCGCGGTCGCCATTATCTGCAACAAGGTCAACGGTATGCAAAAGCAGGTTGTCTCCGAGCTTGTTAGCACTGATCTTTTTAGCAAGGGAATCATTCAGAATCTCACGAATCAAGCTCGTGCGGTAGTTATTCCAGTTGCCTTTCTCATCGACGAATTTATCACTTGGGCAGAATTTCACGTCTTTTGACCACGGCATTGCCATAATGGCCAGCACGCCACCGTCATGGTGGTTCGGATCAAGACAGACCCACTCGAAGCCTTTGAACATGAAGTGTTCGCCGGGGCGCAGGGTTGTAATGTTAGTCATTTTCCGTCACCTCTGCAAGCCAGTAGTCTTTGCGACACTCTATGCATTTGTCGTACTTTTCACAATATGCTTTTGCCTCTCCTTTTGGCAAGAATCCATTTGGACAAAAATTGATTACTCCGCCATCAGTTTGCGCATTCGGAAACATCTTCAAAAACTCGCTCTGGCGGGTCTTGGCGGGATGGGTGTCGCTCCACTTTTCAACGATGTTGTACGTTTTTTCAAATCTTTCTGGGTGGTTTATGTTTACATTTTCGGGAAAGGCGCATCCCATGTCAATAAACGGGCAATCTGTTCTACCCGCGAATTTCTGCGGTAGTCTGTATGCGTCACACAGTCTGCTATACTCTTTCACAAAATCTTGCGGTTTCATCTGGCATCCTCCTTATCTAAGCCGCGCTGGACGTACTCGCCGTAGCTGATGTCCAGCGCTTTGGCTTCTCTTACGCATTGTTCAATGGATTTGATGCGGGGTTTCAGTGCTTCCTTTTTATCCGGCTTCTTTGCCTGCATGGCGGAAATAACGCCTTGCTGCTGCGCTTTCTTTTTTTCGTAGTTCAGCTTTGCCTTTTGTCTTGCTTTTTCTTTTATGCAAGTATCACAGAACTGCTTGCAGGGCTGCACATCCCACATCATCTTGCCGCATTTCTTGCAGAATTTAGAGACTGTCATAACGGCTCCTCCGTCTTTTTGGCATCAATGCCGATGCCCTGTAGTGTTACCTGTGCCCAAAGGTCTGCAAGCTGGTCGTTGCGGTACTCATTGTATTTGTCGGCCACCGGACCGGTCATGTAATTTTGGATTTTAACCAACGTCCGGCGGGATAAGCCTGCCTGATAACAGGCCAGCAAGCAAAGATATGTTGCCCTCGTGGCAATGTCGCTGCGTTCTTTCATTACCGCTTCATAGGCGCGGGATTGAATGTCCTTGATTTTTTCTTCGGCATATTCGTCAACGGCTTTCTGCAATGCCGGGGTAGGGTGTAATCTTGCTTTCACGTCTTTCAACTCTTTCCTGTTTTGTATAATCCGTATTTTCTGACATCTCGGCGGATTTTGATTCCGCGCTCTGCATCTGCCGCGTCCGCTGCTGCATCTGCAAGCCGCTGTGCGCGGATTTTCTCAAACATGGCCGCATACTCGCCGTAGCGATTGCAAGCGCTGTGGCAGTGCGCATGGCGGTCTGGGCAGTCTTTACAGGGGCTGGTCATCGTCCGACATCTCCTCGATAAAAATTTCGGTGCGGGGGTTTTCTTTGTTGGGCCTCTTTTCTTTTAATGCAGCTTTAATCAGTTCGCTATGGCTTCGGCTCATGTCAACCGGATCTAAAATTTTTTCTGGCCGGATTCCTGCATAATATCGCTGTGCTATAGTTGCATAATTTATCCCGGAGATTTCAGCCCATTCTTTCATGCAATGCGACACGCCGTTAATCACTATATTTACATTTGTTCTTTTGTTCCGTTGCTGTTCTTTCGGGGTTTTGAACTCACAGTTTTCAGGAGAATAGCCCTTATTGTTATCAACTCGGTCAATCCACATACCGGGTTTGTAACCATTTTCAAGCGCCCATGTCTTAAATGCGTGATAGTCGTGCTCCCACTCTTTGCAAACGGTAATCCCTCTTTTGCCATAATTGTGATACGCATTATCTGTTTCGCAGTTGCAACGGCTTTTCATGCTTGCCCAAACAGAATGCAATTTTTCTTTGTAAACAGCTCCGCCAAATTTTGTTATGACATCATGGTTGTAACATCCGCATGAAGTGGAGCAGCCTTTTCGTAAAGAATTACCGCTCACCGCTTTCTCTCTACCGCAATCACATTTACAGTTCCACATGATATTTCCGTTGCAGTCTCTTAAATCGCTTTCTGAAACCACCGTCCAACGGCCAAACCGTTTTCCAGTCAAGTCAATCCTTTTCCCCATGTATCGTAATCCTCCGTAAAATCTTCTATGTAGATTTCTGTTCTCGGGTTTTCTTTGTCGTAGTACACCCTTGTTCCATCTGTGGCCGCAACAATATTTCGGTTGTCATCTGCAAGTATTTTGGCATCTACTAAAACATCCATAATGGCGCTTTCTAAATTCGTTTTGTCCACTTTCCTACGGGTAGGCATGTAAAACAGCAGCCTGATGTTATAACGTCCCGCCAGCGGGGCTTTCGGCTTTGGGGTGAGATACCACATGGCGGCCTGTTCGTACTTCTTGTACTGCCTGCTGGGGGAGATGAACGGCTTGCCGGTGCGGTGGTTGGTAAGTATCTGCTGTGAATTCTTCTTGGTAATAGGGGGCAGGGAGATTATGTATTTTTGTATCACGGTACAATCTCCTTTACTTTCGCGTAGTACTTCTCGCTGTACCAGATGTCCGGCAGGCGGGGATTTTGGGTAAAGCCCGCCTTTTTCAGTTCCTTTTCGGCAGCGCCAGCGGTGGTGTAGGTCTGGTGAGAGTGGCGGATGTCACCGGTAGAGCGGGAGTAGGTGATGATTTCAATGCGTTTCATTCAGCAATCTATCTGCTGCCTCAATCAGCCGTCTCGCGGTGGAATAGCAATCAGACATTTCTTCAACCATCGGTTTGATTTTTTCTTGGATTCCATCGGCAGTATCCAAAACTCTTTCAGCATATCGGAGATATATTTCTGCCATTTTCTGTCTAAATTCTTTATCACTCATGTTTTGATACCTCACAAAATAGATGAAATGGTTTTACCCACACAAAATCCAGTTGTCCGCAGGCACCGTGCCGGTTTTTTACTACCTCTATCACGGTGTCCCCATCGGTGGGCGGGTTGATTTCTTGCGTTTCCCGGTCTTTAGTGTACATGCCGGGGTTGATAGCGATTATCATATCTGCATCATGCTCGATAGTCGCGGAGCCGAACATGTCCGACATTTTAATCATGCCCGTATCGGCGGCTCTCGCGGCCTGTACGAGCTCGATAATGCAGATATGATATTTCATGGCAAGCTGCTTTAACCCCCGTGTGAGGGCTGCCAGCTCGTCGTTACGCTTTTCTTTAGCGTTTGGCGGTGCAATAAGGCCCAGATGGTCAATAACGACTACTTCCGGCTTGCGTTCTTTGATCGTGGTTTCTACATCGGCAAGGCTGGTCAGGCTGGAATCATCCAGGATCAGGCGGTACTTGCTTTTCAGGTGATCTGCTGCCTCCCGGATGGCGGATTCTTCCTCCGGCGTCAGGCGATGGTTTGTGATACGGGTGCTGTCTATCTGTGCCCAGCGTGAGAAGATGGCGGTATAAAGCTGTTCGCGGCTCATCTCCATGGATTGATACAGCGTCAGCGCGTTTTGGGAGATCTGGCAGGCCATCTGCAAAGCCAGCGTGGATTTGCCCTTGCCAGGGCGGGCAGCAATTACGGTAACGCCATTGCGGGCAAGCCCGCCGGTCATGGTGTCCAGGCTGCCAAACCCGGTCTGGATACTGTCGCTTGGTTTTTTCATCCAGGAGAGGAACGCATCAATGCCATCGGCAAAATCTTTTGCGCTGCGCTCCTTCTGGTGGGCCATGATGTACTGCTGGCGTTCCGCAATGTGGAACAGTGCAGCACTCATTTCATCGGCATCACCATCATCGGTCAGCAGCTTTGTTAATGCCGCTGTCAACTCACGCTTTCTCCATCCGTCCATAACGCAGTTGATATAGGTGTTGTAGCCAGATATGGATGGAACCGTTTCAAAGCACTGCATGGCGAGCACTTTCGTGTCGTCATCGCATTTGGAAATAACCGATACCGTATCAGCCCTCTGGCCTTTATCGGCCATATCCTTGCAAAGCAGGAAGATATTCCCGAGCGCTTTCAGCTCAAACATTTTGTAGGTCAGGGAAGAAAAAGCATCGTCCTGCAATTCCGGTTTCATAAGCATAATGCCGATAACAGCTTTTTCCGCTACGATGGTATTCATGCTTTCGCCTCCTCCCATCCCACGATTTTCGGGACAACTCCATTCATCCGTTCTTCAAACGTGTACTCACGGTCAAACACAGGCCGCAGGTTATCAGTAGAGCGGACAGTAGTAGGCGGCTTGGATGCTTCATCCTGCCAGCGCTTTTGATTCAACCATGTAGATGGGTTTGGGATGTACTTGCCATTCTCACGCTGCCACTGGTCAGTGGTCTTGAGGTACTCAAGGCTGGACAAGATGGCGGACAGGGTTGATTCATCCGGCACAAGCTTTTCAAATTTTTTACGGGCATCTGCCTTGCCGACCTTCTTTGGGTAAGCTGCCCAGAAACGGTCAAAGGAAGGAAAATCCGCATCGGCCCCTTGGGGGGTATGGGGGGTATTCTTAACTTCTTTATTTTTCTTTATATTAGGGTCTGTGCCCTCACTGTGCCCTTTCTGTGCCCTCTGTTTGCCCTCGTCTGTGCCCGTGCATTGATAGTCGTTGTAGTTATTTACCGTGAATACGCTAAATTTTCCACACGGTGACTGTGCCACTTCCTGTGTCTCTTTTAGGTGGTTTATTGCAGTCCGAACTTGTTTGACTGTTAATCCGGTGTCGGTGGCAATTTGGCGGATAGAGGAAACGGCTTGACCGGGTTCCAGGTGAACGCCTTTGAAATAGCACGGCTCATAGCAAGCCAGAAACAGAAGGTGCAGAAACACGCATTTTGTGGGGGTATCGGTATACCAGCCCCACTTCATCATGCGGCGGTACAGCTTTATGTAACCCTCGTTTGCCATTTTTCAACACTCCATGTAATACTCGGCATAGCTGACTTTTTCGCCGTATCGGTTCTTGCTGCTTGCCGTTCGCTTTTGGATGGGTACGCCGCGCTTTTTCAGATCATTGATGCGGGAAGCACGGCGGTAGATGCCGTACTCCTGCATGGCCTGTGCAGCGGTCAAGCTGCCGCCGCTCTCTAAGTGGCGAAGGATTCTATCACATTGGGTCACGGTGCATCACCTGCCTTTCTTTCAAAAATTAAAAGGGAGGTCGCCCTCGTCATCGTCAATCGGGGCGTAGTCTGCGTCGGGTTCGCCATGCATGCGCTGTGAGGTGGCTGCTGTGCGCTGTGCGGCGTTCTGCGGGGCGGGGCTGGTACTTTCCTTACTGCCGCAGAAATTCACGTTCTGGGCCACGATTACGGTCGCTGTGCGGTTCTGGCCGTTCTTGTCCTGATACTGGCGGGTCTGCAAGCGGCCATCAATGGCGATCAGCGCACCTTTGGGGAAGTATTTGCAGACAAATTCTGCGGTTCTGCCCCAGGCAGTAACGTCCAGCCAGTTTGTCTGGCTCTGGCCGCTGGCATCCTTATAGCCGGAATCGTTGGCGATGCGGAAAGAGCAGACGGATTTACCGCTGTTCGTGGTTTTGAGCTCCGGGTCTTTGACCATACGGCCGATGATAGCAACAACATTCAACATAGGTTATTCATACGCTCCTTTTAGTTTCTAGCAGAGTTCATTAACTTGCGTCTTTTCTCTCGTTGTTCATCTGTTAAAACAATGGGCTTGTTCACCCTAATACTTTTCTTGGGCACAGTGTATTCAAGCGCACCGTCCAGATGCTCTCTTACGAATTTAACCAAGTCCGGGTATTCTAAAGCCATGCCTTTGAGTTTGGCGCACAATGCCTTGTTCGTTGTGTACACGTTGGCCGTCTTTTCTTTCTCGTTGTAGGTAATGATTGTTTCACGCTCAATCAACGGAATAAACTGGTTTTCCATTTTGATTCCTTTCTGCTTTAGTCGAGATAGTTTTTGTAAAAGCGGCGGCGAAAGTCAGACACCGTCCAGTGATAGTAGGCCATTGCATGGCGTTGGCCATCTTGTTCAAGCCACAGCCGCGTAGCGGCACAGTTATGTACAGCGTCAGGCGCGTTTCTATGGCAATCTGCACACAGAGGAACCCAAAGCCCGTATTGCTTGCTTTTATCGCGGCGGCCATTGTATTTGCTTCCGCTGCCAAAAAAGATTTCATGACGCTCGGTCGGTTTCCATTGCTGGCATTTGTAGCATTTAAACCCATCAATTGGCATAATAGATGGCGCATAACCGTTTCGGTCAAGCTGAACGCCGTATTCATTGCGTGTCGGTCGGCGCATCGTTTGTCAGTCCTTTCAGTTTTGCGATTTCTTCCGGGGTCATGGTGGGAATGCCCTGCTGTTGGCATTCCTGCACAATCAGCTCAATCAGGCGGTGCATCTGAGATGTATCAAACACGCTGGAACCGTACCAACATTGCAGGTTGTAGAAAACGCCCTGCGGGGGTGGTCATTTTATCGAGCTTGCGAACCTGCCAGCCATCGCCTTTGGATTCCCAACCTTTTTTGAATTCCTTTGCAGCATCGGAGCGGATGGTGACAAGGGCGGAGCTGCCGCCGATGTCGCGTATCAAATCGCGGTAGATGTCCAGTACAGGGCGGTTGATTTTGGCGGCAAGCTGATTCATGAGCGTCCAAGCATAAGCGTTGGCAGACAGGCTGCGCTTTTGCGTGGACGTGCCGATGACGGCGGCAAGGGGTTTGTTTTCGTCGATGACAGCACGGACCTTATCGCAGTCAGAGGGGGAACATTCCAGCGTGATTGTGTTGCCGATAACAACGGCCTGCTTGATGGAGATTTGTTGCTTCATTTTCTGTGTTCAAACTCCTTTGCAACGCTGCGCCAATCATCATCGGTGAAGTCCTTAAACAACTTGCCAATAAAGGTCTTTGCTTCTGTTTGAACCGTTTTGTTGTCCTTCCCGGTTCGCTGTGCATATCCTTTCAGCGCAGTTGTTGCCATGTCCTTTACGACCTGTGCGGTAACTTCTGGCGATGCTGTGACCGGCTTGGGTTCTTCTTCATAGCGCTCTTTAAATTCATCCGCTTCACTGTCGGAATAGATTCCGTCAAACTCAAGTTTGCAGATTTTTAAAACAACACGGTCAAACAAACGTTTGTATGCCATCGCATAAGGGTAAGCATTCTTACAGTTCTGCGCGGATGCTTCGCCAACTTCGTAAAGCCCCTGCTGCTTGTTGGCGTAAGTGAACACAAGAGAGTTCCCATATCCAGATTTATCAACGGATACGCAATCCGGGTTGAACTTGTCTTTTTCCGGCATGTTATCGTTAATCTTCAAGCAGGCGTTGTGGCTGATAATCAAGCCGGTGTACATCATTTTGCCGGTTTTGGTTTCGTTCATTAAAATCCAGAAATCAGACTCTTTTAGATACGGTCTATCGTTGATGGCCTTTAATGCTTTGTCGCGGCTTGCAATGTATTTTGCGCTCTGAATAACGGGGATGTCTTGACGGGATTTAAGTGAATACTCCGACTTTTTTTCGTTAAACATCAGATTGCTTCTCCTTCCTTGTCCTCTGTCGTCAGGTGGATGCGGTAGCACTCCGGCGGGCAGGTGTGCTCCAGCGGTACAGGGCGGACGATGGGGACCTCGATTTTCAGACCTGCGTAAGGGGTATTAAGGGATACGTAACGCTTCTTCGACGTGCCATAAACGCGGCTGCCGGTAAAGGATGCGATGGCGTACAGGTCGTTGGGGTAGTAAGCGGAAACGATGCCGTTGTTGTTGCATGCAAAAAACCGTGCATCGGGCTGTTTAAGGGCCTTTGCGGCTGCCGCAGCAGCGGAAAGTTGTTCAAATAAATTCATTTGGTTCCTCCTGTTCGTTCTGCCATTCCCAGGCATCCTGCTCTCTTATGCACTTATTGCATCCGTAAACTTCTCCAGTCTTTTTAAGGCGGAAAACGGTGGTGCAATTTTTACCACAAATAGGGCAGATGGGGCAGTTATCATCATCGGGCGGGAACGGGTTATCTTGATGCCCCCAAAAGCTGGTCATTCGGGCACCTCCACAATGTCGCCGTTTTTCAGCTTGTACCAGGTGTCAGGCTTGATGTTTTCACCGTCAACTTTAAAGCACTGCACATCTTTACGATGCCAGTTAAATTCCTTGTCTCTTTCCCATTCTGCAATCACAATCCAGCATCCTAAAGCGCCTTTAGCTTTACTATCAATGCCGAGCGCAGCAGCAACGCTTTCCTTGCCTGTAGCAGATGCCGCGCCCTGATCGCCTGTAGCAGATGCCGCGCCCTGCCAGCCTGTAGCAGATGCCGCGCCCTGATCGCCTGTAGCAGATGCCGCGCCCTGCCAGCCTGTAGCAGATGCCGCGCCCCGCCAG